GTGCTATACAATATGTCGGCTGACGTGCTTCGATTAAACATTTATTTTAAATTCAACTTTGGTGCTTCGTATCGGCTTTCGTGCTGAAAATCCGCCACATCGTATAGCACCGATACGTTAGGTGCAATGCTAAGAAGGTTCTTGGATGTAGCTAAGTATATGAGCAATCACATCTATCGTCCATCCATCACCCAAAAGACAAGCAGCTTCATTACGTTTCAATATGCTTGTGTACCCTTCTGGTACCGTTTGAAGCCTTTCAAGTTCCGTTTGTGTGAAATATCTCAAATCGCCATCCTGAAATACAAAATACTCGTTATTTCTTAAAAGGCAATTAGATTTATCTTTCATTGAACGTCCACGTCTTGTCTCGCTTGTCGGGTAGCTTAAATCTACGGCTTCATTATTACCAATGTCCACAAAGCCTATTTTGGTAGCTTCTTTTACTCTTAAATAGGTTTCCTTGTCTTTAGTGATTAGTGTCGTAAATCCACTATTAAAAAACCTATGAGCCATTTTGTGTTGTTGTTTCAATGGTCGGCTTTCGCTTTCCAAAATGCAACGGCTCTTTTCCATTTGAGTAAAACCACTTTCTAAAATAGATTGTAGTTTTATTTTTTTGTCTTTTGGCTCAGGTATTCTACAATATCTAAACCCAAATAGGTCGAACGATTCCGGACCTATGTTTGTCCAATAAAATCTATTCCTCATTTGAGCAGAAACCAATTCACTATTAATGTTCACCGGATATGTTCCCATGTACTGGCTTATCAGTTCCATGTTTTTATCGGTCATGGCTACATTTTCCAATAGAAAATATTTTGGCTTTAGTGCTTTTAGAAGTCTCAAATACTCAAAAAATAATCCTGATTTTTCGCCTTGCAATCCTTTACGTTCTTTGTTGGCTAAACTAAAATCTTGGCATGGGCTACCTCCAATTAATAGATCGATCTTTGGTAGGTTTTCGGGTTGTATATTTCTTACGTCTCCTAGCTGTATTGTATTCGGGTAGTTGTGTTGTGTTACTTTTATGGCGTGTGATTTTATCTCACTTGCATAGTATTGTCCGTACTTTATTCCGGCTCTATTTAAAGCAATTTGTCCGCAACTCATACCATCGAACAAAGAAAGCACAGCACCTAACACAAGCTTTGAATTATGCAAGGGTTCATTGGTTATTTGGGCTTCACACATATCAGATACATTTTTCATTCTTTATACATTTTGGCGGTTCAGCCTTGCACAATACAAAGCCATTGTCGTTATATGCTATGCTAAGAGACACCCTGCAAACATTTGCAGTTTTCTTTTAGCGGACAATTTGTTTTCGTTTTATACTCTTCCTTTTTATTGTTTGGACAGCTATATTCTGAAACTCTTTTTACCAATAATTCAAGGGCTTGATTACAGGAATTATCGCCAAAAGTATGAGTATCTTTTATCCCTTTTCTATACTCAATATATTCAGACAAATAAGAAATAGCTTGTTTCATTGCTTTTAAATCCATTTCCATTTCATATAATATTTGCTGACCATAAGTAACAATTTCAGGGTTGAAACTTGGGTAAGATTTTGCTATTTCTTGTATTCGGTATTGTTCCATTTTAATTAATATTTTCAGTTAAGTAATCATATAGCTTACCAGCATCAGATAAATCTATTTCACTATTATCCTGCCTATATGCTTTTAGTTTATCATTTTTTATTCCAAAATCTAATTCCCACATAAAATATTCAATCCAACTATGATGACTATTCTCGTCATTCATTTGGACTTGTAATATTTTAATGACTTGGTTCATTAGTAAATGATTTTCATACATTAAATTTGCTTGAAAACCATTTGAATAAACTTGATTTAACAACTCTGAACATTTTACATCGTGTAAATGCTGTTGCTTTATTTTTTCTATTGTTTCTATAAATAAATCTTTGTTCATTGCAAATTTTGCTAAAATCTGTTCTCTTGGCGTATTTTTAAAATAAAACTTTAATTCTTCTATCATAACTTTACGATTTCATATTATTATTCGTTTATATGTATGTTAGTGGCAACCCTAAGAAACCACGTAGATAGCAGTTGGACGTTCATATTCTTTTATTCCTTTTTCGCCTTGACCTTCCGTAGTCCAATCTGTAACACTACCTGTATTTATTGTTTCGCATTCGACAATATACATTACTTGACAACCCATAATTATCATTTCACCGATTTCAATAAACCAGTTAGCGTGTGAGCGATTTGGAATAAATCCAAGAGTTTTTCCAGCTTCGTGAACCGCTTTTAATGTTCCGTGAACAGACTTGTATTGTTTGCCATCTTTACCATAAAACCAACCTTGCGTGGTTACTAATACTTTTTTGTTAATGAAATTTTGCATACTATTTTGATTTGTGAAGAAGGGCAGCCACTAACAAGTGCTATACAATATGTCGGCTGACGTGCTTCGATTAAACATTTATTTTAAATTCAACTTTGGTGCTTCGTATCGGCTTTCGTGCTGAAAATCCGCCACATCGTATAGCACCGATACGTTAG